GGCGGCAGGTATCATATCCGCTATTGTATCCGCAGTTAGGGGTGCAAAGTCAGCCGCAGGTGCGGTAAGTACTGGTGATATGGGAGGTGGGGCAGGAGCAGCTCCCGCAGCACCTGCACAACAAGGTACCGCAGTTCCAAGACCAAGAGGTATGGCGACAGGTGGTTTAGTATCAGGAATAGGAGGCCCAAAGAGTGATTTAATACCAGCGATGTTGAGTAATGGGGAGAGTGTAATAAACGCACAATCTACATCTATGTTTAGACCATTACTATCTTCAATCAACGCCATAGGTGGTGGTAAGAGATTTGCTGATGGAGGACTTGCTGTGGGTTCATTCTCACAGGATCAAGCTTTACAACAACTACAAAACTCTATGAACTTCCAACAAGCACCAATCAAAACTTATGTTGTTGCGAGTGATATGTCTAACCAACAAATGTTAGATAGAAATATTAAAACTCGTTCTACACTATAAAAGATTGAACTTATTAAAAAAATTGATATTTATTAGTATATGACCCCTAAAATAATTGAACTTATCATTCAGGACGGAGATGACGAAGCAGGGTTAGATGGTATTGCGTTGGTAGAGATGCCAGCACACGAAGCAAACTTTGAGTATTTTAATCAGGAACAAGAAACACCTTGTGAGGACGGCAAATGTTCTCACTATATTCTTGCTGATGAAAAAATACCACAAGTAATCCAAATGTTTCACGCTTACGGAGAACCACAAGGATTTCTTGAAAAAGAAGGTTGGGAAATAACTTCCGTAAAGGTAGTTGGAAAACAAGAGTTCCAAATAATCTCTAATCCCAATTTACCATCAGCACAGGACACTCCTGATGTTAGATTTAGATACAAGTATGTAGGGCCAATTACTGAAAACTCAAGAACTTTTTGTAGGGAAATGATGGCTGCTCGTAGAGTATTCCGTATTGAAGACATTATGGAAATGAGTAATCGTTCTGTGAATGAAATTGGGCCTGAAGGTTATTCTATTATGGAATGGAGAGGTTCTTACAACTGCGTTCATAAATGGGTTCAACTTATGTATCAACCAACCGGTAGAATTGTGAATAACGATAAAATTGATACGGGTGTAGAAGATGAGGATAATATGCCAGGCCCTGATACAAGAACTACCGCTACAATAGCAGCAGGTAATACTCCACCAAGAAGAGGTTTTACAGCATCAAATCCTGATGTAAGTGCTTTATCACCTTATGTAGAACAAATCAAAAAGCCAGTTAAAAAACCTGTTCTTGCTTCATTACCTCTTTTTGAGAAACAAGAAGACGCTGAAGCAATTGCTATGTTGATTGGTTGTGAAGGTTCCCACGAACATTCTTACGGAGACAAGAAATTATTTATGCCTTGTAAGGCTCATCCTAAAGACCAAACAAGTTATATTACAGACGAAGATGAAGACCCTGATGATGTGGGTGGTAGTGATAATCCTATGGAAAACTTTGCTGAAGTAGGCCCAAGAGGTGGTATAAATCCAAGTGATAAAGCCCCAAAGAGTGGAACCCCTAATCCTAATCCAAAAGGTGAGGGAACAGCAAAGGGTGATGCGAGTGGTAAGAGAGGAGCAAAGGTTTCAGCAGAACAAGAAAAAACATTACAGAAAAAGGTTGATGACTTCAACGAAAAAGAGAGTAATACCAAGAATGGTAGAGCAACTTTAGGAGCATTAAAATCTGTATTCCAAAGAGGATTAGGAGCCTTTAATGTATCACACTCACCAAAGGTAAGATCAAGCGAACAGTGGGCTTATGCTCGTGTAAATGCGTTTCTATACCTATTGAAAACTGGCAGACCACAGAACAAAAAATATACAACAGACAACGACCTATTACCAAAAGAACACCCAAAGGCAGAAAAGATGTCTTCAATAGAAGAGGATTTTAGTTGGGAAGGTTATGTTGATGAAGAGGAACAAATGGAGATGATGAGACAAGAGTTTCAATCATACGATGACTACCCTACATCGGTAAGAAATAATGCTTGTAAGGTAATCAAGTGGAAGGAAGAATATGGTGATGAGGTGGATGGTATGACCCAAGTAGGTTGGATTAGAGCCAATCAATTATGTAAGGGTGAAAAGATAAGTGAAGAAACAATTGCCAGAATGTCGGGTTTCCAAAGACATAAAAAGAATAGCGAAGTAGCCCCTGAATACAAGGATACGCCTTGGAAGGATAGAGGTTATGTTGCTTGGTTAGGATGGGGTGGAACAACAGGAATAAATTGGGCAGCAGACAAATTACAATCCATAAGAAACGAGATGAGTTTTTCGGTATTCAGTATGGAAGAGAAAATGGTTGTAGGCCCTGCTATGGTTCCTGATAAGATGATTATTAGAAGAAATGAAATAACGGGTGAAATATACTATGTGTATTTTACCGAAGAAACTATAAAGAAACTTCAACAGAAGTTTATGATTGAGAAGTTGTTAGACAAGACAAATATTGAGCACGGACGGAAGTTTCTAAATGGAGTATCTGTGGTTGAGAGTTGGATAGTTGATGACCCACAATACGATAAACAACAAGTATTCGGTATGAATTATCCAAAAGGAACTTGGATGGTAAGTATGAAGATAGAAGACGATGCTATTTGGAACAAAATTAAAGAAGGTAAGTTAAATGGTTATTCCGTTCAAGGTTATTTTTTAGAAAAAGCAAAGTTCAATAAAGATACTACCGACAAACTTGAAGAAATCAAAAATATCCTAAAACAAATTATATGAATTACCAAGACGCTATAAAGAAAATCAATAAACTACTTGGCTTGTATAAGTTCAACTCCTATAAAATCAAAGAAAATGGTAATGAAATAATTACTGAAGGTGATTTGAGTGTTGGTGAGCCTATTTATATCATAAATAAAGACGGGCAAATACCAGCACCTGATGGTGAGTTTGAGTTAGATGATACAACCAAAATAACAATCAAGGACGGATTAGTCCAAAAAATAAATTACGACAATATGGAACAAAAACAAAACTTCGTAGAAGCGATGCTAAAAGATGGCACAGTAGTAAAATCCCCAACATTTGATGTCGGTGAGGAAGTTAAAATTGTTAGTCCTGATGGAACAGAACAAAAAGCGCCTGATGGGTCGCACGAACTATCACTTAAAGATAGTGAGGGTAATGAAGTTCTTATCAAGATTATCACTAAAGACGGAAAAATCACAGAAAGAGAAAATGTTGAACTTTCACAACCAGATATGGAAGAAGTTGAAGAAGAGATGGGAATGACTACACCTGCTTTATCTCAAGGCAACGACAATATGGAAGGTTTCAAGAAGGAAATTATGGCTGTGTTAGGCGAAATCAAAGACAAAATTGATGCCGTTGTAGCAGACCAAGAAGAAATGAAAAAGAAGGTCTCCAAGTTCGCTAAAGAACCAGCGGGAGAACCTTTAAGAGTTGGCAAAAACCAAATCCAAACTGAATTAAACCAAGCAAAAGATGATTACATCTCTCAACTTGTTTCTATCAGGCAAGGTTCTAAAAAATAAAATAAATTAAAAAAACAAAAATTAAAAGTTATGGCAAACAAAAAGTATGACTTCAATTTTAACTTATCATCTCTATCTACTTACACAGATGAGGTTGGTGGTGAATTGATTAGAAGAGCAATACTTGAGAGTGAGACAATTAAATTGATTAAAGTTCAACCTGGTAGATAATGCCACTTTCTACAGAGATGTAGATTGAAAAATTGGGTAAAATCGGTAGAAGGTGAAATCCCCAATACCGAGCCAAACTTCAAGATTACGAAAGGCTTGAAGCGGTGTAGAGCATAGAGAGTGAATAAATATAATCTCTCCAAGAGTATCCAACAACTAAAAAGTTGAAAATGTATGCCGAACTAACACGAATGAGAAGTGTTAGAAGTAGAGGATAAAAAGCCACTACGATAACAATTTGGTTAAAGGCTCACAAGCAATCAATTTATTAAACTCAAATCTTGAGGTGCAGGAGGGCAACTGCGGATGGTCTCCAAGCGGATCAACAATCTATACTCAACGCGATATTACCGTGTGTCAGTATAAGGTAAATGAAACATTATGTCCTGCGGACTTAAACAATTACTGGTTAGGTCAATTACTAACTCCTGGTTCTACACCAGAGACAGTTCCATTTGAGCAACAAATTAGCGAATTAAAGGTTGCCCAAATCAGTCAATATGTAGAAAATCAAATCTGGGGTGCTTCTTCAGCGACAACTTGTTTCTCTGGTTTCAAGGAATTAGTGGCACAACAAGGAACAGGAACTACAACGGTGACTGGCGGTATAGTAGTGACTGGGCAAACTCCAATCTCATCAACTACAGCATTAGCTCAAGTTGATAATTTGATTGAAGCAATCCCTGATGATGTTGTAAATAGAACTGACTGGGTTGTGTTTATGTCTCACGCAAATTATCGTAAATATCTTATCAATTACAGAACGGCGAATTATTACCACTTCAATCCTGAAGGGTCTTATGAAGAGTTCAAGACATTCCATCCGGCAACTAACATTTTAGTTCATCCAGTAGGAGGTTTATTGAACTCTAACCTTATTATGTTAGCTCCGGCCGGCTATTGCGTAGCAGGAGTTGATTTAATGAGCGATATGGATAATCTAAAGATGTTCTATTCTGTAGATTTTGATGAGGTTAGATTGAGAAGTAATTTCAAGATTGGCGTCCAAATAGCTTGGCCTAATTTTGTAATCACAAACGGCTTAACATAAATAAACGGACTTGAAAAGTCAAAAAATTAAAAAACAAAAGTTATGAGTTTTTCATCTTGTTTTACATCGGCGAACATTTGTAAAGGTTGTAGAGACGCAGTAGGTGGTATTAAAGCCGCTTATGTTGTTGCTGGTTGCGTGACTGGCATTACAGAAAACGCAGACCAAGAAATCCTTACAGTAGGCGCTACAGGTGGGACTGTATATCAGTTCCAAGTTGAAAAGAATACATCAAACTTTGTTGAGACAATCCAAGCGAGTTTAGAAAATGGAACAGTAGTAGTAAATCAAGTAGTCAATTTAGTATTCCTAAAACTACAACAATCTACACGAAACCAAATTAAACTCTTGGCTCAAAATACCAACTTAAAGGTATTTGTTGAGACAAATGAAGGTGATATTTTTTATTTAGGCGAGGACTTTGGTCTCGCTTTACAAACATCAACAGCTGAAACGGGAACTGCTTTCGCAGACCGCTACGGATATACGGTTGTATTAGAAGGATTTGAGAAGTATATGGCTAAAAAATTAGCTGGTTCTTTATCAAACACTTTAGTAGGACTTACATTATCAAGTTGTCCTTGTTAAAAATAATAAAGGGAATGTTCCACGCGGAGCATTCCCTTATTTAGCCACTCAAAAAATTATGGGTAAAAATATAGACAAAAGAGTATGGGGAGTTTTAGGGAAACAACAAACCTACTTCTCACCACAGAAACAAGTTGAAGGTAAAATTAAAACTCCGTTGAACGCTAATGCGTTTGATAGTTGGGATGCGAAGAGGTCAAGATTTAAGAGAGTTGATGGTTATGAGAATGCCGTTCAACAAGGAGGAGTTGTTCCACAAGGCACAGCATCACCAGCAACAAGTCCCACTCCCACTCCTACTATTACCCAAACACAAACACAGACGAACACACCTACTCCAAGTATCACACCAACTTTTACACCAACACCGAGTTCTACACCTTATCCTTTACCACTTTATCCTACCATTTGGTTTGACGCAAGTGATAATACAACTTTAACTACGATATCAAGTGGTGGAACTGATTATGTATCATTTTGGAACTCCAAAGGAACTTCTACTTGGTCTTTAAGTGGTGTTAGCACGGATACTATGCCTGTGTTGAGTGCTTCAACTTTGATGCCAGGTAATCCTAATTGTGTTAGATTTACAACAAACGCAACAGCGTCTTTAAGAGATTATATGGTGTCGTTCAATAACACACCGATAGGACACACAGGATCTACCATATTCCAAGTATGGGCTAAACCATCAGGATCAACTTACGCTACAGCATTATCTGCCACTCGTGTTTATTCAGGTTTAACTAATGGTGGAACTGCTGGCGGTGGTGCTTTTCCAATAGATCAACAATTATTTAATACCGCATCTAATGGTAATTTATCGAACTCACAAACTTATTCGTCTGGTTCTACATCATCAAGTGCTAACCTATCAATCCCCGCTTATTCAGCCGCAGCATTAAACGACAAGTTTATACTCCAAGTAAGGACACCATTTACAGCGGGTCAATTCACAACATTTGAGTTGAACCAATCAGGAGGAACAGGGGCATCAGCCTTTACAGGAACAACAATAATTCCAACTATAAACTCGTTTAATTTAGGTCTTGGTGGTATCGCAACAGGTGGGACAATTTCAACCACTAATCAAAATATAGAGTTATGTGAGATCATCTATTTTGATACGGTATTGAGTGATAACCAAGTAGAACAAGTTGAATTATACTTAAAAGATAAGTGGAGATATGACGAATGGGCTTCTCCTGTTCCTACCCCCACAAATACTCCTTCAAGCACGCAAACTCCCACCCCGAGTATCACACCAACGATGACGAATACTCCAAGCACAACACCACCAATTCTAACTATAGAAAGTTTTACAGGAACTACAACTTGGACTGCCCCTTATGATGCTTCTATTATTGTAGAGTGTTGGGGAGGTGGAGGAGGAGGTGGAGCCGCAAGAAGATTTACTGGTTCAGCAACTGCTGCTGGAGGTGGTGGTGCTGGTGGTTCATACGCAAAGAAAACAATATCAGTTATATCAGGAACAACATATACTATAAATGTTGGTTTAGGTGGAACTAAAATGTCAATAGATGGTTCTGGTGGATTACCAGGGGGAGCAACTTGGTTTAGTGCTTCAACATTAGTTTATGCCGCAGGTGGAGGAGCAGGAGGATTTGGAAATAGTGCTACAGCTACACCATTTGGAAGTGGTGGGACAGCATCCAACGCATCTATTGGTGATATAATATATTCAGGTGGAGATGGTATGAGTGGAACTACAACATTTGGTGGAGGAGCAGGAGGAGGTGCTGGTTCATCTTCTAATGGTTCATCAGCAACAAGTGATACAGGTGGAAATGGAGGAACAGGAAACGCAGAAGGTGGTAATGGAGCAAATGGTTCTCTTGTGAATGGTAATGGGTCTCAAGGAAATACCACAGGTGGTGGTGGGTCAGGTGGATATTGGGATACGACATCAGGTTCATCAACTGGTGGAGACGGAGCAAGAGGATTATTAAAAATAACTTATTAAATATGAATATACTTTTCATACTGATTGATAATAAACTTGACGCACATTATATCGTAAGCGAATATGTTGATAATAAGGAAGAGCCAAACCAATAATTTAATAGCGACTGTGTCTATGAATAAGACACTACCTAATCCTTATTATCTTTTTTCGTTCCAACATATAGCGTCAAAAGAGAGGACAAGTTTTTACCCACAGGTAATCACAAGTAATGTCCGTTATGATAAGTTCAGGTTCGTAGAAGCAACAACAACAAATCTGTCTGTTGTTCCACCACAAGTCAATCTTGAATACTTGGGTCAGTATTACTATTCCATCTATGAGAATATTACAAGTGGATCAACTGATATTTCATTAGCCTATAATAAATTGGAGAGTGGTAGAGCGTGGGTAATCATCGGTGATGATAATACCCAAGAGTGTTTCTTTGAGCCTTACATCTCTAACGATGAAGATTTCTCACAAGTTATTTATGTAAGTGAGGAAGAACAAGATTGTTTAATTCCTATCACACCATCAACAACTCCATCTAACACACCAACACCAAGTATCACTCCAACTAATACAGCCACTCCAACTACCACCCCAACAAACACACCATCACACACTCCTACTTTAACACCAACTCCAAGCACAACACCACCTATGGCAATTGATCCAAACACTTATAACGCTTTATGGTGGTTTGATTATACAAATGCTTCAAGTTTATCTGTAGTTTCTAATAATTTATATGGTGCTAAAAACTTGGCAACATCAACAAATGGTTATTTTTCAGCTACTACTGGATTTTATCCAACTTGGACTTCAACAGGATATGAGGGTGTATCAGGATCAACTGAAGCTTGGGTTATTGGTTTAACAAATGAGTTAGGTTTCTTTGGTGGTTCATATTCAGCATATACAACATTCGTTAGATTTAATGGTGAAACTAATTCATCAGGTAATATTCAACAAAGCGATAATGATGTAAATTATTCAGGTCAAACACAAGGTTATAGATGGTGGAGTTTAAGTGATTATGTAGCAGGGGCGCCTCCTGACTTTATTAGATCATTTACCTTTAATACAGCAGGTGGTTCTTGGACTGAACCATCATTTGCGTATAGTGGTGATGTTTGGTATAATGTTGCTGTGAGAACTTATCAATCAGGATCAACTGCCGTAAATGAAATATGGATTGATGGATCATTAGTATCACAAGAAACAGCAACCGCAACTATTAGAACATCAACAGATCCTATATTTAGTATAATGAGCGGTCAAAATTATAAAACAACAGAACAATTCTTTATACCAAGTAAATTGAGTGATGCTGATATGGGTGTGATGTTTAACTACTTTAACTCAAAGTATGTATAAAAACATAAAAACTGATATTTATTAGTAATGAGCGACAAAAACAAAACAGGATTACATATACAGGAGTTTAATGCTGCGTATGTCCCACAATTCCAAGAGGTAATTAAAAACAAGCCTTGGGTGTTTTACGGAGACGATAATATGTTTCCTAACCACCTACTTACAAACTATCAATACTCACCAATTACTCGTGCTTGTGCTAATGCTACTATGTATGGTGTAAAGGGTAAGAACCTTATTGTAAAGGAAGGAAACCCTGATGCTATTGGAATGGCAAACAGGAGTGAAACCTTATATGAGGTCTATGAGAAATGTGTTGTTGATAGAATTATTTTTGGCGGATTTGCGTTAAATATTGTTAAATCTAACGATGGTGGGATCGCAGAGATCTACCATACTGACTTCTCAAGATTGAGAGCAGGTAAAGAGGATATGTTCGGTAATGTTGATACTTACTTCTATTCTGTAGATTGGAAGGGAACACAAATCAATCCTCAAAAATGGAAGCCAGTTGAGATGCCATCATTTAATATGGTTAGTGAAGACGCACCGAGTATGATTTACTATGTAAATAAATACCAACCGATGATGAGCTATTATCCAGCGCCAGATTGGATAGCAAGTTTAACGACCAGCCAACTTGATATAGAGATAAGAAACTTCCATCTAAACAACACTCAAAACTCTATGATGCCGAGTATGTCGGTAAGTTTTACAAATGGTGTCCCGAGTGAAGAAGAGAGAGATATTTTGATGAGACAATTAGAAGCCAAATATACTTCAACGAATAACGCAGGTAAGATATTTTTATTCTTTAGTGAGAACCCTGAAACTGCCCCTATCATAAGTCCAATACCGAACAACGCAAGTGATGCTTGGTATTCACAAATGGCACCACAGATAGATCAAACAATCCTTACAGCGTGGGGTATATCATCACCGATGTTGTTAGGTATTAAAACATCAGGACAATTAGGAGGTAGAGCAGAGATGCTTGATGCTTATAATTTATTCTTACAAACAAGAATTATTCCCATCCAAGAGGATATGTTAAAGACATTTGAGAAAATCCTGTTCTTAAAAAATAAATCAATTATCAAATTGGGTATTGAGCAAAACCAAATCTTACCAGACGAGGTTCAAGAACAAATTGATATAGCAAAAGGAATATAACGAATGGCAACAGTATTACTTATCAGCGAAACAAAGCTCAAGGCTTATAGCACTCTAAATCAAAATATAGATATGGCTTTATTAGTCAGCACAATCTATATGGCACAGGAACTCGGTCTCCAAACTCTCATCGGGACAAAAGGCTACGACTACTATATGGAGTTGGTAAAGTCAGTTCAATTATCAGGTGGGACTATGTCTCAAGCAGATAGTATTATGTTGAATGACTACATCGCACCTTATTTAGTTCATCGCAGTTTCTACGAAGCGATGCCTGAAGTATTCGCTCGTAAAATGAATAAAGCCATCACCATAGGTTCAAGCGAGCAGGGTAATTCAATAGACATTAAAGGTATGTCTTACTTGAGAGAAATAGAACAAGGTAGATACGAGTTCTACGCTCAAAGATTGTTAGACCGCGTCCAAGCATTCCCAAGTGATTATCCCTGGTATTACAGTTTCACACAGAAGGACGGGATGCCATCATCATCACAAACATACTTTGCGGGTATTCATATTGCTCCTGGTATGAGAAGACCACCAAGAAGAAATGATTGGTATAGAAACCTACCATACTATCAAGGCCCCGAGTATGATGCTTGTGTTGATTGTAATTAAACTCAAATTATGAACGAAACTATACTACTTTTTATATCTAATGCTATTACAGGTTTTGCTGGTTGGTTTGTGGGTCGTAAGAGACAACAGGCAGAGACAGACAATCAAACCTTACGCAATCTTGAACTTGCTGTAAATCTTTACAAGAACATTATTGATGACTTGAAACAAGAGATACACGAGTTGAATGTTAAAATCCAACAATTAGAAAAAAAGGTGGATGAACTACACGCCGAAAATATTAAACTCAAAAAAAACTCCATATAATTTATGCCTATCAAACCTGAAGCAAACGAAACCGAACAAGATTTTATCTCAAGATGTATGAGTGTTGAAAACGACGCTTTACCAGAACAAGACCAAAGATTAGCCGTGTGTTATTCTTATTGGGATAAAAAAGAAATGGGAACAGAGGACATTACAGACACAACAGACGAACTTGAAACAGAAGTAGCACAAGGGTTCAATTACGCAACAAAAGAGAGTGAGGAGTTTGCTACACTACCTACTACCGATTGTATGGAGAAACACCAATCAGCAGGATACACAGAGAAGTATGCTAAAGATGCTTGTTCTTCAAGAAAACCTAATGACGGACAACAAGGAGGAGTAGTTGGTATGAGTGCCGAGTTCGGTAGAACGAAGTTT